AATTAGCAAACATAATTTTTGCAATATCAAAAGCCTTAGAAATAGGTAGAATTATAACTAATACTACTGGTGCTATTGCAGAAGTAACTGCTGATACACTTGCTATTCCTGCAATTTTGCCACCAGGTATTCCAAATCCAGCCTTTGCTGCTGCTGCTGCTATTGGTACAAAAAAGATAGCTACATTAAAAATTGGAGCTGCTGCTTCTATTGCTACTATTGCTGCTGCTTCTATATCTAAATTCAAATCAGGAAGCGGAGGCGGAGTTCAAGGAGGTAATTTACCAACGGCTCAAGCACCTATTGTTCCACAATTACCAACGCCACAAACTACAAATATAAGCAGGGAATCAATTAATGATTTAGGCAATCAGGCAGTCAGGGCTTACGTTATTGAAACAGACGTAACAGGCAATCAGCAAAGAATGGCAGCCATAAGACAAAGAGCAAGATTTAGTTAAACGATAAATATTCACAAATAAACTATTTAAAGATATGAATACAGAGATACCTATTTATATGTTAGACATTACGGATAGCATAGATGATGATTCACAAGTTGATTTTATTGCATTAGTAGATCGCCCAGCAATACAAAGAAATTGGAACGCATTTAATAAAACCCAAAAATTTGAGGTAACAAATGAAGATCGTCGTATTATTTCGGGTGCTATTATGTTGGCTGACACGCCTATTTTTAGGTCTGATGCTACTTATGGCGATTACTATGTTGCTTTTAGTTCGGACACTATTCTTAAGATTGTACAGAAGTTTTTTAAAAAGGGCTTCCAAAGCAATGTAAATTTAATGCACGATTCTAAGCAACAATTTGAGGGCGTTACCTTATTTGAAAGTTTTATATCAGATCCTTCGCGCGGTATTATGCCAATGAAAGGCTTTGAGGATGCACCTGTTGGCAGTTGGTTTGGATCTATGATTGTAGATAATGACGAGGCTTGGGCTAAGGTTAAAAGCGGGGATATAATGGGCTTTAGCGTAGAAGGGTTATTCACCTATAAACCTAAGGAAGTAAACAAGGTTGCGTCTATGGTTGATGCAATCAAAAAAATATTATCACAGGTTAAGTGATAAACTATTTATTTTTTAACTATATAATAAAAAAAGTATGAACGCACAGGAAGCAATTTTAAAAATTAAGGCTTTGTTTGAGGACAACGCTGCGCCTGTTAAGGAAGATGAAGTTATTGAGCCTAATGTTGAAGAGACTAAGGTTGAGATGGCAGAATATTCATTAATGGACGGAACTAAGGTTGAGATTTCAGCTTTAGAGATTGGCGGATTAGTAACAATTGAAGGACAACCAGCACCAGCAGGTGATCACGAATTAATGGACGGAACAGAAATTACTTTAGACGAGAACGGAAAAATTACCGCTATTGAAACTAAAGTAGTAGAAGCAAGCCCAGAAGTTGACACAGAAGTTGAGGCAGGAGCAGATTACAAAGATAAAAAGTTGGAGGAAATGGCTGAACAATTTGAAGCAAAGATTGCTGAATTAGTTGAAGCTAAAAATTTATCTGACGCAAAAGTTTTGGATTTAGAAAATAAGATTAAGCAAGGATTTGCACAAGTAGCTGAATTGATTGAAGCACTTTCAAATACGCCAAGCGAAGATCCTATTAAAAAACCAAATAGCTTTAATGAGTTTGTTAATACAAAAGGTATTAAAGAACAAAGATTAGAAAAATACAGAAACGCAATTTTAAACACTAAAAATTAAATAAAATGGGATTTAACGTAGACGCATTAGCCGCTTATACAGAGCAAAACGAAGCCTTATTGGTAACTGATTCTGTATTAGGTGCAAAGACTGCAGCTTTAATTAAGAGCGCAGGTAACGTAATGGTAGGCGTAAAAAGCGCAGAAACTATCAACATTATGGACACAGACGCGATCTTCCAAGCAGGTGGATCTTGCGGATTTACCGCATCTGGTTCTACAACTTTTACTCAAAGAACAGTAACAGTTGGAAAAATTAAAGTAAACGAAGCTCTATGTCCTAAAGACTTAGAATCTAAGTACTTACAAAAAGCATTACCAACAGGATCAATGTATGATTCTATTCCTTTTGAGCAAGAATTTGCAGATAAGAAAGCAAAAACAATTGCTGCTCAATTAGAGGTTGCTTTATGGCAAGGTGATACAACTTCAGGTAACGCTAATCTATCAAGATTTGACGGACTTGTTAAGTTAATCGGTGCTGCTTCTGGTGTTGTAGCTGCTAATAGCTCTACATACATTTCAGGTGCGCCTTTAAGCTCAATCACTGCTGATAACGTAATCAGTATTTTTGATGGTGTTTATCAAGCAATCCCTGCACAAGTTGTAGCTGCTGAAGATATGACTATCTTCTGTGGTCAAGATGTTTTCAGAACTTACACAGTTGCATTAAAGAACGCAAATCAATTCCATTATTCAATTGATGTGAAAGCTGATAGCGAGTTCGTATTACCAGGTACTATGATCAAAGTTGTAGCACTTGCAGGTTTGAACGGAACTAACAAGGTTTACGCAATGCGTTTATCTAACTTGTTCTTAGGTACAGACTTGTTGAACGAAGAGGAAAAATTTGAAATCTTCTACGCAAAAGAAGCTGATCAAGTTCGTTTCGTATCTGAGTTCAAAATGGGTGTAAACGTAGCGTTCCCAGACGAGATCGTTAAGTTTATCTTAGCATAATTATTGGGGAGTTTAACCGCTCCCCATTTTTAATAAAATATTAAATTAATTAACAATGAGTTGTGCATTAACACAAGGATATACTTTAGACTGCCGAGATAGTTTAGGCGGTGTTACGGAAGTATATTTCATAGAAGCGGCTAACGTAACTGCTACAACCGAAGCGAGTGGGGTAATTACTTCATTGACAAAGGCATCTGGTAAGAAGTTCTACAAATACGAGCAAGTGAAAGATACATCAATGATGAATCAAACAATCACTACAAACGTACAGAATGGAACAGTATTTTATGCACAGGAACTAATGGTTGTATTAAATAAATTACAAACCGCTACAAGAAACGAAATTTTATTACTTGCTCAAAACACTTTGATCGCAGTAGTAAAAGATTCAAATGGCGTATATTGGTATCTTGGTAAAACAAGAGGATTAGATTTAACTGCTGGTACTGCTGGCACGGGTACTACACAAGGCGATAGAAGTGGATTCACTTTAACCTTTACAGGATCAGAAGCAGAATTAGCACCAAGCGTTGCACAAGCAGTTTATTCTGTATTGACAACAGCAGGAGCTTAAGTTTTTTCATAGGTTTATAGGTTTGCCGCCGTTCCTTAATTGGTTCGGCGGTTTTTTATTGTAGGATATGCAACAAATTAGCTTTTTAGCTATATAGTTATATGATTAGGTTAACAAAAGGACAAACCCAAAATATTATTTTGACTTTAACTGAAAAGCAACTATTAACGAATCCTAACTATTTATTTGTATTTACTAATAGAAGCGCAAATACAGAGGTTAAATTTGTTATGTTAAATAACACAGATATAAGCCAATTTAAGGACAGATACAATGAGTTTAGTATTGTTACAAATACTAATTTTAGTACTGCTTTAAATGGTCAATATGATTACGATATATACGAACAGACAAGTACATCTAACCTAAATCCTTCGGGTTTAAATTTATTAGAATCAGGGATTATGGAGTTAGTCGGAACGCCTTTCAATTTCACGGAATATACTACAACGGACACTTATAAAATAAGACAATAATGGATTTAAGAGTACTAACATTTGCGGAAGCCAAGCAGCCTGAATTTAAAGAAAAGAAAGGTGAAGGGTATATTCAATATGGCGATCGCAACGATTACCCAAATTACTTAGTTGAACTTTTTAATAAGTCAGCTAAGCATAATGCTATTATAAAAAGCAAGGTACATTATATTACTGCAAATGGTTGGACAGGAAGCGAGCAGGCAAAGCCTTTTATTGAGCAAGTCAATAGAATGGAAAGCCTTGAGGATCTTACAAGAAAAGTATCTTTGGATGCTGAATTATTTGGAGGTTATTATTTAGAAATCATTTGGTCAGTTGCAGGTCAGTTAAGCGAAATCTGGCATTGCGATTACACTAAGATTCGTACTAATAAAGACAATACACAATTTTGGTATAAAGAAGATTGGGCTGATAGGGCAGAAAAAGCGGAGGTTTATACTGCTTTTAACCCTGCTAATCCATACGGCAAGCAGATTCTTTACATAAAAGAATATCGCCCAAATATGGGTTACTATTCTTTACCAGGTTATTTCGGTGCGCTTAATTACATAGAATCAGATATTGAAATATCTAAGCACGTTTTAGGTAATGCACAGACAGGGTTTTCTGCAAGTAAACTTATTACCCTGCCTAATGGCGAGCCTTCGGATGATGAAAAGCGTAATATTGAAAAACGCTTCACGAATAGATTTAGCGGATCAGATGGCAAGAAGTTCATTTTAGCTTTTGTAAATGATAGCGCAAGAAAACCTATCGTTGATGATTTAGGCACTTCTGATATAACAAAAGAGGATTTCGGTCGTGTGGATTCTTTAATTCAAACTAATATATTTTCAGGGCATCAGATTACAACGCCATCAATCTTTGGTATTGCAGAGGCTGGTAAATTAGGCAGCCGTTCAGAAATGCGCGACGGATACGAAATATTTAAAAATACTTACGTTAATAGTAAGCAAATGCACCTTGAAAGTGTATTTAATATGCTATTTAAGTACAGAGGTATCGAGGACGCAGAACTACATATTATCCCAACCGAGCCTATCGGATTTGAGTTTACAGAGAATCTTTTAAAGGAAATTGCACCTAAGGAATGGTTACTTGAAAAGGCGGGGATTGACATGAGCAAATACCAAGCACCAGAGGAAGCGGTTACAGTTGTGCAATCTGCGCAATTTAAGGACGATTTTAGCGTGTTTTTTGAGTTTGGCGAGGATAAGGCTTCATACAATATTTGGAAGTCAAGAACGCGCTTTAACGACGATTCTGAATATCAGTTATTTGCAGAGGTAAACCAATTACAAGCCAATGTGCTTGATTTAATGGCTAAGGATAAAAGAATAACGCCGCAAGTATTGGCGACTACCTTAGATCAAAACGTGGATACTATCAATCAAGTGATTAAAAAATTGATTGATGATGGGCATATCCAACCTAAGCAATACACAATAGGTACAGGGATTGATGAAAATGTGATTACAGAACATACCTTGACAGAGCCATTAAAGGATATTATAGAAAAAATTAAGCCACAGACAACGGAGTTGCTAATTAGATATTCTTATGAATGGAAAGCAGGGTTTAGCAATGCAGATAAGGATACAAGCCGTCCATTTTGCGTGGCTTTATTAGAAGCAAACAAGGTTTATAGCCGTAGCGAAATAGAGTTAATGAGTGCAAGATTAGGTTATTCGGTATGGGATCGTAAGGGCGGTTGGTACACAAAGCCAGGTACTAATGACCACGAGCCAAGTTGCAGACATCAATGGGTTTCAAACATAGTAACAAGAAAAAAATAATGAGCAAGAATACTTTATTTATATCAGTTCAGTCAATTAAGGACAGAACAGGATTGCACGCAAACGTAGATGAAAAATTAGTATTGCCTGAAATCAAGACGGCGCAAGATATGTATATTTTGCCTGCATTGGGATCTGCACTTTACAATGAATTACAGACGGCAGTTGATACAAACACATATACAAATTTACAAACGACCTTATTGGATGATTACATTGTAGATACATTGATTTATTTTGTAATGTCTGAATTACCACAAGGGTTATCGTTTCAGTTTTATAACAAAGGGCTTTTAAGAAAGTCAGGTGAGAATCAGGAAAACCCTTCAATGCAGGATATGATTGATGTGGCTAATAGATACAAGGCAAGAGCAGAATTTTACAAGCAAAGATTAATTAAATACCTAAAACAAAACAATGCTTTATATCCTAATTATTTAAACTTTGGTAGTGGTATTGATTCAATCAAGCCTGATAATGAAGGATATACAGTTTCAATGTATTTAGGTGATGCTTGTTGTATTGATGATTATGATGGCAAGCATAGAAAAACATTCGAGGAAAGGTATCAAGGTAATAT